TGCAAGCGAGAACTCGCAGGCTTTGGACGGCTCACCGCTCAAAGCATTTGCTGGTCAGCAGCACGATGCGCACATCAAGACTCACTTGATGTTTGGCATGTCCCCGCTGTTGGCCTCCATGCCCAATGTGGCTGTGAATTTGCAAAAGCACTGCTTTGAGCACTTGCGCTTGAAGGCCGAAGAGGCAGTAGAGGCCGATTTGTTCAAGCAATACGGCGTTGACCCTGACCGCTTGGTCTCCGCATTGCAGCGCGAGGCCATGGTGGCATTGAAAGTGACCCAGTTCTTTGAAGAAATGAAGAAGATGCAAGACGAATTGTCGGGCCCGCAGAGCGATCCGTTGGTGGACCTGAAGAAACAAGAGCTCCAGCAGGCCGGACAGCGCGATCAGGCCCGCACACAGCTTGATCAGCAGCGTTTGCAGCTTGATCAGCAGGACAAACAGGCCGATCAGCAGATCGATCAGGCCCGTTTGCAGCTCGACCAGATGAAAGTACAGCAGCAAGGAGCAAAAGATGCAACCCAGGCCCGCCAAAGCAGCCAAGACCGCACCCAAAAAGTTATCAGCGAGGCCCAAAAGGGTCAAAACACCCGTTACAACGCCTAAAGTGACGTACGTTTATCGTAAAGATGCATTTAAAAAGGTCAAGATAGCGTAAACTTCATGCATAATATGCATAACACCCTCGGACAGGGGCCTTTCTGTCTGCTTCATCGGAGAAATCCATGCTTGAGTTTGCCGAACAAGTCTTTTTTATCGTTAGCCGGTTGCGTGCGGACACTGAAAAGTTCGTCACAGCCGGTGGCGCGAAGGACATGGAGCAGTATCGCTTCCTCATGGGCCGTCTTGAGGGGTACAAGTTTGTTGAAGAGGCTGTCAAAGACCTTTTGAGCAAAAACCCCAACCTATAAAGGACTGACCAATGACTGAAGTGACTGCGTTAGAAGAAAAATGGGCCCAACAGGCTGTTGAAGAGGCTGAAGCCGCTGCATCCGCAGCAATCGCCGCTGAAGCAGCCAAACAGGGGCACATTAAGCATGCGGAAGACATCCGTGTGCACCTCCCAAAGCCAACAGGCTGGCGGATTGTGGTCTTGCCCTACCGGGGCGCTCCAAAGACCAAGGGCGGTATCGAATTAGCCCATGAAACCCTCGAAAGACAGCAGTTGACGACCACTTGTGCGTACGTCTTGTCCGTTGGACCGCTGGCTTACAAAGACACCGGCAAGTTCCCTGAGGGAGCGTGGTGTAAAGAGGGGGATTGGATCATCTTTGGCCGTTATGCGGGTGCGCGGATGGCTATTGACGGAGGTGAGATTCGCATCCTAAACGATGATGAAATCCTCGCTACGATAAACGACCCAGAAGACATTCTGCACATGTGAGGTGATATATGGCAACAGCACTGATGAATGATGAGCAATTGGAATTTGACCTTGGAGATGGGGAGAAGGCTACAAGCGTATCCATCGAACCACAAGAGGGCTCAGACGAAATTGTTTCACGTGAAATAGAGGACACAAGCCCAGCGCAGCAGTCCCAGCGAGATGAGCTGGACTCTGTCAACGAGGGGGTCCAGAAACGGATTTCCAAGCTGACGGCTCGCATGCGCGAGGCCGAGCGGCGTGAACAGGCAGCCCTGGAATATGCCAAGGGCCTGCAAAACCGGACCCAAGAGCTGCAACAAAAGCTCGTGCAGACGGACTACAGCCGCCTGAACGAAGCAAAAGCTCGTTTAGACACCCAGCAGACGGCCCTGCGGCAGATTATTAAGAAAGCCCGGGAAGAGGGTGACATTGATACCGAGACCGAAGCCCAAGAGCGCTTAGCGGCCCTGGGCGGCGAGCAGCGCCAAGTGGCTTCCTGGCTACAGGAGCAGTCTCAGCCGCAAAACTTCCAGCAGCAGGTTCAACAGCAGCAGTATGCTCCGCAGCCACAGCAGCAGGCTCCCCAGCAGCGGGCACCGGACCCCCGGGCCGAAGATTGGGCATCTCGCAATGAGTGGTTTGGCAAGGACAGAATGCTGACCTACGCTGCGTGGGGAATCCACCAGTCCTTGATCGAAGAAGAGGGTGTTGACCCCACTTCGGATGAGTACTATACTGAATTGGATCGTAGACTCCGCGATGAGTTTCCGAACAAGTTCCAGAGCCAAAACTCTGCCCAATCAACCAGACAACAGCGTTCCGTGCCTGCTGTTGCACCTGCCACCCGTAGTTCGGGGATCAATAACGCACGCCGTACTGTCCGGCTTTCGCCGAGTCAGGTTGCCATTGCAAAGAAACTGGGTGTTCCTATCGAGGAATACGCCAAGTACGTTAAGGAGTGAACATGAGCGAAAAACTTACCATCGACAGAGCTGCTCGCACGGTCACAACCCGCGAAAAAGACGCTCGCCGCAAGCCATGGAAACCACCTTCACGCTTGGATACACCACCGCCCCCTGAGGGATATGGATACCGTTGGATTCGTGCAGAAGTCAACGGTTTCAGTGATAAGCAAAACGTTTACAGCAGTATGCGCGAAGGTTATGAGCTCGTGCGCTTGGAAGAACTGCCTGAAGAGTATCGTGCCATGCTGCCTACCGTTGAAGAAGGTAAGCACGCAGGGGTTGTTTCAGTCGGGGGCTTGCTCCTGGCTAAGATTCCCAACGAGACTGCTGAAGAACGCAATGCTTATTTCCGACAGAGGGCCCGTGACCAGATGATGGCAGTGGACAATGAGATGATGCGAGAAAACGCTCACTCTACAATGCGCATTGAGAACCCCGAGAGAAGTTCAAGGACGACTTTCGGAACCCGGTAATACCGGTATCCACAACCTTTTAGGAGCTTCAAATGGCAAACACGAATAAGCCCTTTGGTCTGCGTCCGCTTGGCAACTTGTCCGCTACTGGTGCACAGAAACAGTACGGGTATCAAATTGCTGACAACCAGGCAGGGGCCATTTTTCAGGGCGACATAGTTGTCGTCTATGATGGTTTCATCATCAAGTACGATGCCGCCACGCATACTGCCCCCACGGGCGTATTCAACGGTGTTCAGTACAACGACCCAACTCGTTCAGGAAAACCAACTTGGAAAAACTTCTACCCCGGTAGTATTGACATCACGTCTGGCATCATTGAATGCGAAGTCGTTGATGATCCCAACCAGTTGTTCCTGGTGCAAGCTGACGGTGCAGTGACTCAAGCCAACCTTGGCAAGAACGCTGATCCCACCGCCTCTACCACCGGTAGCACTACCACTGGTATTTCCAACGGTAGCCTTGGTTCCGCCTCGATTGCAAAGACCGCTGCATTGACCATGAAGATTGTCGGCTTGTCCGCCACTCCGGACAATGAGCTGGGCACTTATGCACAGGTGGTTGTGAAACTTAATCAACATCAATACGGTAGTGTTGGTGTTGCCTCTGACGGAGTCTAATCATGGCAATTACACGTTCACAACTCGTTAAGGAACTTGAGCCGGGTCTGAATGCCTTGTTTGGCATTGAGTACAAGCGTTACGAAAACGAACACGAAGAGATTTTCTCTATTGAGACTTCCGATCGTGCTTTCGAAGAAGAAGTGATGCTGACTGGTTTCGGTACCGCGCCGGTGAAGACCGAGGGTGCAGGCGTTCAGTACGATACCGCTTTGGAATCGTTCACTGCTCGTTACACCCACGAAACCATCGCCATGGCGTTCGCGCTGACCGAAGAAGCTGTTGAAGATAACCTCTACGACCGCCTCTCTGGCCGCTACACCAAGGCTTTGGCTCGTTCCATGTCTCAGACCAAACAGGTCAAGGGTGCAAACGTCCTGAACAACGCTTTCACTGGCGGCGCTTACGCCGGTGGTGACGGTGTTGCTCTGTGCGCTACCAACCACCCCACCGCTCTGGGTCCCAATTTCGCCAATACGCCTACAACCCAGGCCGACTTGAACGAAACCTCCCTAGAGCAGGGCATCATCGACATTGCTGCGTTCACCGATGAGCGCGGATTGAAGGTTGCCTTGACTGCCCGCAAGATGGTTGTTCCTAAGGAGCTGCAATTCACGGCCGAGCGCCTGATGAAGAGCACCTTGCGCACTTCCACGGCTGACAATGACATCAACGCGATCAAGTCCATGGGCTTGATTCCCGAAGGTTACTGCGTCAACCACTTCTTGACCGACACCAACGCTTGGTTCCTCATCACTGATGCCCCTAACGGCCTCAAGATGTTCCAGCGTTCGCCCATCAAGACCGCCTTCGAAGGCGACTTTGATACCGGTAACGTGCGGTACAAGGCTCGTGAGCGTTACAGCTTCGGCTGGTCTGACCCTCGCGGCATTTATGGCTCTTCGGGTTCGACCTGATAAGACGATGAAAAAGGGGCCTTGTGCCCCTTTTTCTTTTGGTGTATATTGCATTCATTCCGGGCTTTCCGGTGTATCTGACAGTCCCGGCTGACGACATGCAGACAGATACGCCCAACTTGCATGTAAGGAAAAATCATGGCTCAAACCACGTTCTCCGGCCCAGTTACGTCTAACGCTGGCTTTAATTCTGACGACACCCTCACCGCTACAGATTTGACAACAGGTTCTTACAACCTGACTGACTTTACTGTACGCCCTGCGGCAACGTGGACAGGCACAGTAGCTGC